AGACAACCTTAAAGACGCTCGCTTGAAAAACGCAGGCGCGGCACTCGACGCAGCCGCAACTGTTTCAGACCTTATCCCAGGCTTAGGAACTGGCGCTAGAGTGGCCCTAAATATCGGCCAGGGCGCAGCTTCCGGCATCGGTCAGGAACTCGCAGACAACGGCGCTAACGCAAGCGTAGAAAATGCGCTCAGGCGCGGCGTAACTGGCGCAGCAGCAGCAGGCGCAGGCCAATTCGTAGGCAATAAGCTAGCTAAGGGCGTAGCAGGCAACGGCAGAATCGCTAAAGCCCTCAACTCTAACGTAGGCAAGGGCGCTTTAACTGGCGCAGCAGCCGGCGCAGTCGGTGGTGGCCTCGGTACAGCTCTTTACGGTGGCGATCTAGGACAAACCCTAGCAGGCGCACTCCAGGGTGCAGGCGGTGGCGCACTCGGGGGCGGCGCTATGGCAGGCACTATGGGCTTGCTCGGTACTGGCTTAGACAAGATCGGCCGTAAAATCAACCCAGACGCAGCTAACGTAGTAAACCAGCTCCCAGGCTCAGCTATCACTAAGAAGGCAACCGTACAGCCAGAAGCTCCAGCACGTCGCGGCATCGCAATTACAGACTATGACGCAGGCGAACAGAGGGTAAACGTACGCAGACCAAACGCTCCAACAAACGAGTACAGCCTCGGCAAGAACGTAGGCTCTACCCTAGACGGCGTACTCGGCCCAGATAACCCACGCAAGCTTCCAAACGCTAAGCGCCCAACTGACGCAGCACTATTCAGAAAACAGACCGGCGGCGAGTTCGATAACGCAGCAGACTTCCTCAGAAAATACCCACAAGAGCTAGAGAATATCAAAAAGACCTATCCAGAGGTATACGAGGCAGTTCGCAAGGGCGCACGCGACTACTCCGACTTAAACGCTCTACAATTCGACGGTACAGGCGCGGACAATAAATCGGGCCTCCCAGACCTCAACCGCCAGCAGTACTACGAAGATACTATCGGCAAACTCCACAATAAGACCGCCCTCGGCGAAACCAGCACTAGCGCAGCAGACGTTCCAGACTATATGCGCAACCACTTGCTAAACGACACTACCGGCGATCTTAACGGCCAGACGCTCCGCAACGACGATATCCTTCGTGAGTTCTTCCGCGGCCAGTATGGCGACTCTGTAGACTCTATGGACTTAAATGAGCTTTACGGCGCGTATGAACGCCTCGCACAAGCAGCTAACCAGAACGAGATATACACGCCAGAGAATATCGCAAACGGTATTCGCATGAACGGTATTAACGATGACGTAACCGGCGCTTTTGTAAACGACCTCGGCTTGCGCCAGAATATCGACGTAGACCAGTACCCAAGCTTGCGTAAACCACTAGAAGTAGGCATCGAAACCCCAGACAACGCAGAAACCGTATACACTAAGCGCACACTCCCAGCTAGAAACGAGCAGAGCCTCCCGGCAGCACGCCAACAGGCCCAGCCAGCAGTCCAGCCAGAAACCGAGCTTATCCAGAGAGGCACGCCAGAGTATAACGCACTCAAACGCCAAGAGATGCTCGACAACAGAAGCAGAGAACTTCGCAACACCATTACAGACGGTATTCGTAGCCAATATGGCACTATTCGCCTCAACGACCGCATTAACGGCCTAGACGACGCTATTATGGAGCTTGCAGGCTACGGCTTAACTAAGCGCTCAGAGATAGACGGCTTCAGCAAACGCATTACAGGCAAAGACGGCGCTATGTCTAAGGCTATCCGTAAAGCTATGAACGACTCAGGCAAGACTAGCGGCCGCGTAGATATCACTATGGACGACGTATACAGAGCTTCCGGCGCATCTGGCAATAAATCGGCCATGGACAAGATCAACAGCAAGTTTAACTCTATCGGCAAGAAGTATACCGTAGACGCAGACGGCAACATGAACCGCAGCGATATGTACGACTTCGGACGCGAACTCGAACGCGAAGGCTATCGTATGATCGAGCGCGGCGGACGCACTCAGAACGCAGATACAGAGGTATACGGCGAAGCTATGCGTATGCTAGGCGAGAACTATATCGCTAAGGCTACCGACGGCGTAGATATGGGCAAGTATATTGACGCTAACAAGCTCAAAAACTTACTCCCAGGCAACGAAGCATGGGCAGCGCACGTCGACGAGTCTATCCCGAACATCAAGACCGTTTCGGACGCTCGCAGCTTTATGGCCGCTCCAACCAAACTATCGCTACTCGCAGACGCAGCAGAGTATAACAAGGGTACTTATGGCGGCAACGTCGGCAATCTAGCTAAAGACGGCGCGCAAGCAGTCCGCGCTATCACTAGCGGCAACCCTATCAAAGCAGGCGCACAATATGTAGCAGCTAAGACACTCGACTCTAACGCAGCTAAAGATAGAGTAGTAAAGAACGCCCTAAAGAAGTACAACAATATCGAAGCTGGCGGAGCCGGCAGACTAGGTGCAGGCAAGATAGCAGAGGGCATCGGCAACAAGATAAGCGGAGTTACTAAAGCATTGAACAACAACACACTCAACAACGCTAGCTACGCAGGAGTACTTCCAACATTCGGCGACGTAGCAACGCGTCAAATCGCGCGCCAGGCAGGCTTAGCAGCTTACGACGACGCAGCACTCGCAAACGAGCAAAACAACGCTCAGAGAGCCTTTAACGCAGCCCAGACGGACTATCAGAACGCGCTCGGCAACTATCAAAACGTAATCACTCAAGGCCAGGCGCAAGAACAGGCAAACAGCGCAGGCGCACGCCAGCTCGAAACCCTTAGCGGCGCTATGGACCGCGCACTCGCAGCCGGCGATATCAAGGCATACGGCCAGCTAGCAGACCTTTACAAGCAGGCTTACTCTATCTACTCAGCTACGTCTAAGGCAGAAGAACCTAAAGCCCTCTCGGCTACCCAGTCAAAAGCGCTCGCAGCATCGCAACAGCTCGACCAGCTCGAAAACATGAAGCCAGGCGCAAGTACGGCACTCGCTAATAGCCCTCTCGGCTTCCTAGTAAACCTCGGAGGCGGCGACCAGTACGCTAACCAGTCTAAAGCGCTCGCTACGACTCTCGGCTACTTGCTATCCGGCGCTAATATCCGCGAAACTGAGGCGGAACGAATCGGCCAGGCATACGTCCCTAGCGCGTTCGATTCTGAACCAGTACGCCAGCAAAAGCTCGCACGCGCTCGCCAGCTTATCCAAAGCTATATGGGCAGTACGGACGATCTAACGCAATCCTAAAAAATATAGCCCTCTACGGAGGGCTTATTTTGATGCTAGAACTGATACGACTAAAAGACCGACTATAACGGCGCAGAGTATACCTACGAACCACAAGAATTTGCGGCGTACGGACGTTTCCTTTTTATACCGCTCAGGATCAGTTATTTTTAGCCTTTTGAGGCGCTCTTTCTCAGCCTTTATGCGCGCATCTTCTTCTGGGCTATTGACTCTAATAAGTATAATCGCCATGTTGCAGACTCCCTTTTTTGGCATTATAGCAGATATGGTATAATAATAGTATATTTTGGCGTTGCGATAGGCATATAGAATGTTTATCGAAGAAATCAAAAAGCCAGAAAAAACACTTGGCGATAAGTTCGAGCATTTTGGCAAGGAACTCGGCGAATTATGCGACGAGGCTTTCGCTATTCTTGAAGATAAGAAAATGGACGAGCAGGAGCGCTCGGAGTTTATCGACATCGTAGCTGCTATTAAAGGCGCTAAGATGGGCGCTTATAAGCTCATGGAAAAGTACAGCAAAATTACTAAATCGGAGCGCAAGGCTATCGAGAAAAAGGCAGACGCTTTCGTAGCCGGACTCGACAAAACGGAGGAGTAACTCATGCAGCCACTACTTATTCCGCAGAAAAATACGAACATTATCCAGATTAAAGCAGACCAGTATACCTTCCAGCCTGGCGATCATATCTACTTCACTATTAAAACTACGCCAGATAACGACCAGACGGACGCAGACGCGCTCGCTAAGGTTGACTGGGTAGTAGGTACGGACGCAGACTACGATAACGAGGGCTATCTTGCGCTCGCTCTATCCGAATCTGATACTAATATCGACTTCGGCGACTACTTCTACGATATTAAGCTCGTAAACGACGAAGTTAAGTGTACTCTCGTCGTAGGCCAGGTTAAAATCTTACCAGTAGCAACCTTGAGGGCTTAGCCATGCCAAAACTCGATATAATTAACGCCAATAACGTAGTCGAGTTCCACCCACAAAAAGCCTTCTTCCAGGTTAAAAACCTAGGCGGCCCGAAGGGCGACAAGGGCGATAGAGGCGAGCCGGGCGCAGGGCTTAAAATTACAGATACAGTAGCCACTTACGATAACTTACCGACAACCCTAGAATACTGCGACTCTGGCGCGGCGTATTTTGTACGCTCTGACGGACAGTTATATATCTGGAACGGCTACGAGTTCCCAGCCGAAGGCCATGGCGCGCAATTTGAAGGACCACAAGGGCCTCAAGGCGAGCCGGGCAGGGACGGAACGGACGGCAGAGATGGCACAGACGGTACGGACGGCTTTAGCCCAAAAGCCACAGTCGAACAAGTAGGCGCAGGCGCACGCATCACAATTACAGACAATGACGGCACGACTACAGCAGACGTGGCCGGCTTTACTGTTGACGACGCTTTAAGCGACTCTAGCACTAACCCTGTACAAAATAAGGTCGTTAAAGGCGCTCTGGACGGCAAGCAGGCCACTCTAGGCGAAGGCGATATATCTACTAGCCTTATCGCAGACGAAGCCGTTACGCAGGCTAAATTGGCCTCCGGCATGGAAGTAGGCGAGGTAGTTTATGAGTATGTACAAGAGTCTAGCTCGACTGGTAGTGTAGACGTAGAAGCGCCGCTAGACTTTAGCACTTATCGAAAATTCAAAATAGAGATGTCTTATACTACCACTAATACGAGCGCGTATTGGGCGCAGGTGAAGTTTTACAACAATACCACGCCTTGCGCCGGTGGGCGCGCTGGCTGGCATCATGAGAACTCGTCTACGCTTGCCTCTGACTATTGGGCCGGCATGACTTCTGGCG